AACCGCATGGCAACCACTATGAGGGATACAGTAACGGGGAGCTTTAAGACCTTTGCCTCCGCTGTTGAGGGTGTCAAGGTTGAGCTATTCGATCTAAACCGCGGCGAGCTTAAAAAATTCATAGACGACGGCGCGACGTGGGTTCGAGAGAATCAGCCCGCTATAATAGCGGGCTTTAAAGACTTCATTACCGTTTTGAGAGCCACGGCTAAGGCGATAGGTGCAGTGGTCTCAGGGTATCAAAGTCTCATGAGAGTGTCCCGTCAGAGTGACATTGTGCAGGGCCTTGGAAACGCCGCAGAAATCGGAGGCCGTATAATCCCGGAAGCGCTAGCGGGGGCCATAAAAGGCGATTTCTCCGAGCGTATGGGCGGCCTATTTAAAGGTAACCCGCTCTTAGGTGCCGGTGAGGCTGACAACCGCGTTAGAATGGAGGAGAGCCCCGAAATAAGCAACGGGGTAGTTTTTGAGCCTATGACTTTAGACGGTGACCCCGCTTTCACAGGTGCCGGAACGACGACCACGTCGAGAGAAGAAAAAACAACCACTACGAGAGTTATAGTCGAGCCAGCGGCCGGCACTAAAGCCACCGTCGAGGGCGAGGCCACAGATAACGTTCAACTCGCGCCTACTGGAGGCCTTTAAATGACTTGGGAAGAAAGACTAAAACCCGCGGCGTACACATCGCCGTCAGGGGTTAGAATAGAATTTGATTACGAAGACGTCTCGCGGGGCTTCGATAAACGTACGACGGCTTTCGAAACTTCCGGCCGTGACGGTACGTATGTTCAGGACTCAGGGAGCGGCGGTCGGGTTATGCCGATAACTGCGTTTTTCTCAGGGCCTGATTACGACCTCGTCGCGGAAGCCTTCGAAGCGGCCCTTCGTGAGAGAGGCCGCGGACGTTTAGAACACCCTATGTATGGCACTTTTGACGTCGTGCCCTTTGGTCGTGTCACACGAAAAGACGCGCTAGTCTCCGCAGGAAATCAAGCGGTTATATCTGTGGAATTTTTCGAGAGCACTGGACTCTTCCCAACGACGCAAGGAAGCGCCGCGTTTCAAGTCGGCGAGGCCATAGAAGATTTTAATACCGGCGCGTCCGAAGAGTTCGCGGAAGTATTAGACGTCAGCTCGGCGGTCGAGGAATCCAGCCTCGCGGATGAGTACAACGCAATTTTAACAGTAACGGATAACGTCCTACGCGGCATTGCCGAAACGCAGGAAGATGTCAGAAGTAAATTTAACGCCGTAAAAACGAGTATAGACCGCGGTCTCAGAATATTAATAGGAGACCCTTTAACACTCGCCCGTCAGACTATACAGCTCGTGCAGCTACCGGGGCGCGCGGCAGCATCCATAACGGACCGCCTAGAAGGTTACGGCAACTTATTAACCGGATTGCTTGAAAGTGTGGGTATACAGGACGCGAAAGCTAATGACAGCCGCACGTCTAACTGGTTTCACACTGCGAACTTGTACGCAAGCGCATACGTTAGCGCCTCGGTCGTTTCGGCCGTAAATAATGAATTCGCAACGAAGCCCGACGCATTAACCGCGGCGGACTTAATACTCTCACAATTCGCCGCGCTCGTTGAGTGGCGGGAACAAAACTATTGTAGCCTTGGAGAAGTTGACACCGGCGCGGGATACCAAGCGCTCCAAAAGACGGTAGCCCTTTCGGCCAGTTTCCTTGTGGGGTTGTCTTTCAGCCTAAAGCAAGAGAAGACAGTCACACTCACACGCTCGCGTACGGTAGTAGACTTAGTCGCGGAGCTTTATGGGACAACAGACGAACAGCTTGATTTTTTCATAAACAGTAATGATTTAACCGGCTCGGAAATATTAGAGATTCCACGCGGTCGAGAGATTGTTTATTATGTCTAGCTACACGACAGTTAAGGGTGACACTTTCGAGAGTATCGCGCGTAAATTTTACGGCAATGAATTACAAGCGACTGCCATCGACGCCGCTAATCCCGGCGCGCAGGAACCTCTCAATGCGGGGACGCCCTTAATAATTCCAGCGGATGTCACGGCGCCACGAGCGCCACGCACGGCGGTAGCTGGAGCGGATGAGAACGGCGTTACTATCCAGATAGACGGCGAGGAGTTCCTAAACTGGTCGCGACTTAAAATAGACACAGGGTTCGATAAGATAAGCACTTTTTCTTTCGACGCGCCGTTCGAACCGGCTGACGCGCAGTTCAGAAGAGTGTTCAAGCCATTCTCATATAAAACCGTACAGATTTACATAGGTGATTCGGTGGCGTTCACAGGCACCATAGTTTCGACTATACCGACCTCAGAGCCCGGGTCTAATACGCTTTCAGTTTCAGGGTATTCACGGCCGGGAGTCTTGGCGGACTGCATGCCACCCGCTCCAGGCTCAGCGTCACCTTACGAATTTTTAAATCTAAATGTGGTTGAGATCGCCTATAATTTAGGCGTCCCGTTCGGGGTCCAGGCCATAGGCGGCTTTGGCGCACCCGGCGCACCCTTCGAGCAAGTTTCAATACAACCGACCGAAAAAGTCTTACCATTCTTAGCGGGTCTCGCGAGACAGCGCGGCATGGTGATCGGCAGCGACGCAGACGGCGAGATGGTTTTTCGCAAGGAGAAGAGCGCGCCGGGTGCAGACTTAACCGACGTTTTTTTACCTGCAAACTCTGCGGAGCTCGGAAGGCTTAGCGCTACATTTAGCCCGAACGAGGGGCCGGTCAATTCCGTTGTTCCTCGATTCGAAACCCAAAATTATTACAGCCACATTACGAGCTTCGAGCCAGTTGTGGTGACTTTGCAGGGCCAGAAATACACCGCCACAAATACAAGACTAAAAGGGGTGTTACGGCCGCATAATATGCAGGTAAGCGACTCAAAGGGCGGCGATTTAATAGAATCGACCGAGGGCTCTATGGGCCGCATGTTCGCGAACGCCGTGTCTTACGCGGTAGAGTTACGCACGTGGCGCGACGCCAGCGGGAAATTGTGGGCGCCGGGTGAGTTTATAACACTGAACTGGCCCGAGGCAATGATCTATAGCGACTTTACTTTTTTGATACGAAATGTTACTTTTAGGAAAACGAGCTCTACGGAGATCGCAACCTTAACACTCGTAATTCCAGGGGGTTTCTCTGGAAAAGTACCGGAGGCCCTACCGTGGGAATAATAGCTTTACTTAAAAAATATACACGAGTAACAAAGAACTCGTTATTTTTCGCGGAGGCCGTTATCGACAAAGGCGGAGCGCCCTTAAAAACTTCTGAACACTACGCAGATTCAGGCGATGACTCGCACCCCCTCGAAGATGATTACATCGTAGGCGTTGACGTCCCCCGTAGTGGTGGGTCGGTTATCGCAGGCTTTATCGATGCTAAAAACCCGGGGATTACAGAGCCCGGCGGGAAAAGAATCTACAGCCGTGACGCTGGGGGCACTCCCGTAGCGGACGTGCACCTCGAACCGGATAGCACAATTACGTCTAAGAATGGCGCGTGTGACATCGAGCAGCGACCCGACGGGACTATCACAAGCTCGAACGCGTTAAGCACTATCGAGCAGCGACCCGACGGGACTATCACGACTTCAAACGCGATAAGCTCCATAACGCAGAGCCCTGACGGGACTATTACGACTACGAACGGAACTACCACGTTTATTCAAAATATTTCGGGACTTATAACTCTATTTAATACGACAGGCCCCGGCCTTATTTCTATTTTACCGAATGGCACAGTTTCCATAAACGGTGTACTATTTAATAATACCGGGAACTCGATTCAGTTTCTTTCCGGTAAAGAATTATTCGATCATACTCATAGTGGCGTAACGAGCGGCCCGAGCAATACAGGAGTTAACAATTGATGAACCAGCAAGGCGATGTGCTGCTATGCCAGACTAACGACCTCGGAGACATAGAAGTCGAGGACGGTATAGTTACGATGTCCGGCGGCTTAGAAACCGCGGTTTATCTATCCATACTTGGGGGTAACATCGAGGATGACGGGCTCGAAAATAATCAGTTCACCTGGTGGGGCAACCTCATGGAGACTGACAGCGCTTTCAAGTATGTTAGCGAAACTCAAAGAATTTTAACGGCGCTGCCCGCAGTAAGCCGTAACCTTTTGCTCGTAGAACAAGCGATTTTAAGAGATTTACAATGGATGCTAGACAACAAAGTCGCCTCAAATATCGCCGTTACAGTAACGCTGCCGCAGATTAACCGCGTCGGCATTTCTGTGGATATTGAGGCCGACGGACTAGAAAAGAACTTTAATTTTACA